GGAGGAGGCATTCTTGATGGAGCGGTTGCTGATTCAGGATCAGGATTATATGGTAAATAAGGTACAGACTCATCATGAGCTCTTGTGTATATATCTTCATATCCTTCTATATGGGTTGCTGTTACCAATAAAGGTGCTTTGGGTATTGCTGATAATATTTCAGTTGATGTTGTTCTGAAATAGTTATACATTCTTTGAGCATCTTTAGCATGTCTAATCATTCCAGAAATATAACTTTGTCCATCTATATTTATCTCTTCACCAAAAAAAGGAACAATGGGTATCTCTGGTATTGGGAATATACTATGTTCTAACACAGTGTTAGAAGTTAATTTGTAATAATGTAATATAGTTTCCTGTACTACTCTTTCATTTTCTATATTATTCGCTTGTGGTTTATCTTTTGTGATCTCTCCGTCAGTTGTTAAATATAATTTTTTCTGGCTACTTCTTTTAACCCAATACTCTACAATACGTACAGTATCTTTTGTATCCCAGGATAGAGTCAATGGTGTTATTTCTTCTGATGACCAGTCAGATGGAGCTACATCAGGATATGTTTCCTCAAATACTTCGCGCTGTACCTGTGAAGTGACAAAGCAATAATTAGCATCAGACCTATCATATCTTTCAGCAGCAGAGTCCCATGTAACAGACAGTGGGTTAGNTATTAATTCTATTTTTATTTTCTGATCAAATGATGTAGGAGATATATAATCTGTTAAAATTCTAAGAGCACCAAAACCACACTCAACCATTTGTTTAGATGCTGTATTGTATATATCTACAGCGTTCGAGTCATTTTCTATACCACGGATCAATCCCTCTTTAAGCTCTGCATCTTGCTTAGACTGAGAATCTGTTATCGATGATGTTGAAGCCAAATGTATACATGTCTTTTTAGCTTTAAGCTCACCAGTAATTCTATTTATAAATGCCGGCATTTTATTAATTGTTATAATAGGTCTACCAGCCTCAGTTCTTTTCTGCTTCTCTTCTTCTGGCCACTGGGTGTCACCTTTTATAAAGGCCAGGTCAGCAAGAGCTTCTATTTTATTTTCTCTGAAATAATCCTCAGAGTCCTGGTATCTTTTTACTGCTTCCTGAATTATCTCGTGATCTGTTATTATTTTTTTATCCATAATATATCCTTAACTGTGAAATTAAATAGTTATCTGCCCATCCAATTCTGTTGCCTTGTGCTTTTTCTACTTCGTTTAATTTTTTGTGGTAATTTTTTCCGTGTGTTTTTAAATAATTTTACTGTAATATACTGTAATGCATCCTGTTCATGTGAATACTTATTTTTTTCTGCCTCATCCGTTGGTGCATGCGTACCACGCTGATAAATATAGGCACCAGATAAACCAGTAATTAAGCTATGGCATGATGGATCAATAAGTAACCCATCTATTCTCGATAGAAAAAAATCTACTGATGCTACTCTTGCCTCAAAATTCTGATCTGATGGCAGTGGGTTTATTCCAAGGTCACGCATTAATGTAGCATTCGATGTAAATCCTCCAGCCTTTTTAGAAAACTTATTCTCTCCAGCAGGATCTGCATAATCTATAAACGTTGCATCTGGATAATCTACGGCACACTGTGCAATTATAAGTTTTGCAAAATCTATCGTTCCCATTTTATCGTGATGTTTAGAAGCCAGGATATGTAATGAGAGCGGTGACGGTTGTTGAGCTATAACCACAGCAGGTGTATTTCCAGAATTATCCCAGCCACGAAGAACTGGTAGAGTCGGGTGGTAATTTAATGTAGTTGGTGATATATGTATGTCACGTTTAAAATTATTATAAATTGTCTTACCTTTTGTTATCACGCCTGGTATTCCTTTTATGTACATGTCAATCCAGTCTTTATTATTAGCATACGATTCGTACAGATCATCATAATATCCTTTTGGAAGATTAATCTCATTCTCTCGCTCCTGCTGCCAGAAACCAACGTGATTCTCTAATGGAGGTTGTGTTGATTTATAACCAGGATAGCCAGGTATAGGTGACTGCCAATCGTAGTTTGAAAATATTGGATGCTCGATAGTCGGCGGATTAGTCAGCTCAATACCATATTTTACAGGTGACTTTTTTGGAAATCTACCTATACGATTTTTAAGCATCAGCTTAATTGATTCATCAACCTCGTTTGCCTCATCTATTAGGTATCCAGTAATCTCAAGTGATTTAAATTTCTTTACCTGTTCTGGTCGATCACACGCTCTTAGCAGGAGGCGGATCTCTATGCCTGATGGGTATTTAATTGTATATATACCACGCTGCTTCTGATGTTTACCCCAGGGAAACCATTCTTTTACAGTTTCCAGGGTTGTATCTTCCAGCTCGGCGTATGTATTTCTTAATAAACACCACTTACTTCGTTTAAGCCCGAATGTTTCGTACATATAATGTGGAATATAATAGCAAACATCCATGACACCGCCCACAGTCTTTCCAGAGCCAACAGCACCAACAATACACCTAAATATATTAGAGCATGCTAAGAATTTCTCTACTGTAGGAGAGGGAATATATTTAAGTAATTCCATGTTATTTATTTATCTTTTTTTATAGGTTTTTTAGTAACTGGTAGAGGTCTCAGCAATATACCTGATAGCTCATCCGAATCAGAATTAAATTTACCAAGAAATTTTAAGGCTAAGTTAAGATATTCTTTCCTGACAGACCACAAAGGCTCTGTTTCCATTGCATATGTGTCAGGGTTCTGCACTGTCTTTGAAGCTGACATTCCGGCCAAAATAGATAATTTAAGATGGTTGTCATCAAGTTTTAAATCAACTATTTTTTCTAATGATTTTTTAACTTGTTTGTATTCTAATATAGCATCTTCATGTCTTTTTGTTCCGGCAAATGTAATGTCAGGGGTATCACTTGTTGTTAATTCTGATAGCCATTTGTTTATTTCTTTTTTTGACATTATATTTTTCATAATTGGATTATATTATTATTTTATATATATGTCAAGCTTTTATATATAAAAGTGGGGGGGGGTGTAAAATGGATTTTAGATCTAAAGATTCTGTAAAATGGATTTTGGATCGATATATATATTATACTATTCTGTAAAATGGATTTTGGATCGATATGGGACATCTATTAGACAGCAAGATGATCCAACGATTTCACGGTACCCCCCCCCTCCATATAATTAACGTAGCTATTTAATTGTACTTAATTAAAGTCATGCACAGTTAGTTACTATCTATTGTTATATAATAATGTATAACTATTAATAACTATACAGGTAGAGCAGCTAAAAATAGGGCTAAACAGCAATAGTAAGCGGTATCTCCCGACTACTATTTACTTCACCTTTTTAGGCGTATATAACTATGTATAATTATGTGTATATAAAGAATAACTAAAGGGTGTAAGTTACTATTATAACTAACAATACTGTTATTCATAAAAAAACGGTTAAACATAAAGGTAAACACGAAAAAAAATAGTTACTTTTTTAAAACCTCAACGGTTTGAAACCGGTCAACAGCGTAAGTCCTTAATAACACTCAATAAAAGGCTGTTTTTTCAATAACATTACTTTATTAACAGCAAACCACAAAAAGCTAACTGATAGCTAAGCCAGTAAAGGATCTACAAAGGTATAGGTCAAATCGTTAAAGTAAAGGCAGGTTAACCAGTAAAGTTAACTACGATTAAAGCCAACAAAAACAACTCTTTAGCTGGACCAGTAAAAAGAAAGTTTACTATATTGTGTGCGACTTTTTTCTGAAAAAAAAAAAAGTAAAAATAAAAAAAAATTATAAAACATAGACAACACTATAGTTCCGAAAGCAACAAATAATCACCCAGATGCTTGTCCTGTGTACATCCACATCAAACACCCTAAAAACAACATCCCTTAAAATCTAACTCCCTTAAAACCCAAAAAACAAATAACCCTTAAAACAGCACATCTCAAACAACAAATTCATCCATTTTATCACACCTTATTACATCCTCTTTTAAAAGAAAACAAACAACCCCATATAACCATATGCACAACCAACATTTTATACCCTTAAAACCCCTCTTACGCAAAAAATCAAAAAAACCCCTCACCCAAAAAACATCATTTTTGCAAAAATGACCAAATAATACTCCAAATAATCAATTCCGTTAATCTCAAATCTTTTCACTTTTTCCTTAAACGTAAAAAAAACATAAAGTAAACCTATATTTGCTTTAACCGTCCAAACAACTTTAAAGTAGATACCTTATATATATGCAAGTAAAATATCCCAAATAATCAGCCATAAAATATCAAAATATCTAACAGCCAAATAATCAGCCTAAAACCCAGAAATCTCCAAACTTGTTTTTGTGGCCTCCGCGCGACGGCTCATATCAAGGCTTCACAAAGAATATCTCGTAGATTGCACGCGTATTTTTCACGAATACAATTGCATTACCCACTTCATTATCTTTCAACCAGCGTCATCTGACAGACACACTCTGTAAAGCCCCTAAATATATAGCCTGACACAGATTGTGTATATTATAAGGTATATTTAAAAACCGTGATATTCACCAGATCACCTGTTATTTTCACGGTTTTTATCATATCTCATAAACCGTTGCTATCACTACCCTAAGATAGATTAGTAACAAAAGTTACCCCAAAATGTGTAAAGT